GGGCCGCTGATGTTCGCCGCACCGAAGTGCAGCGAAGTGAATGAGCCGCTACCTTCCGCATCGTTCGACAGCAGGTAGTCGAGTTCACTGCGGCACGATTGCGGCACGTGCACGCGCAGCGATTGCAGACGGGCCGCATCGCTGTGTGCTGTGGTGGTGGTGTGTGTGGTGTGTGTCATGTGCTACTCCGTGTGGTGTGGTGGATCGGTACTGCGCCGCCTGTGTAGTCGAGTGCGGCGCGCAGTGCAATACGCCTTGACCACCACAGCACGCACAGCGACACGCGCAGCGACACGTACAGCGGCGCCCGGCCGCCGCGCCGCGGCCGCCGACATCGGCGCCCGGAAAGGCGCCGCAGGCGGCCACAGCGGCCGCACAGGCGGCGATCGCACAGGCGCCGCACCACCTGCACAGGCGCCCGGCGCCGGCCGCTGCAGGCGCCCGGAAAGGCGGCCGGCGGCGCCACACAGGCGGCCGGCGGCGCCACACAGGCGGCCGGCGGCGCCTGCTACCTGTAATCCGCACCGCGCCGCTGTGGCTTATCGCATTGCGGACTCTCGCCGACCGTCCAGCGGCACCGCACCATTCACATCGTGGAAGAGGGGGGCTAGATGAGAGCTACCGACCGTCGGTCTCCTTCACCCCCGCGTGCCCTGTTTGGAGACTTTTTTCCCCTGTCAGAAAGGGTCGCCGGCCGACTTGCCGCTAGTGCGTTGAATTCGCGGAGGGTTTTCGCTACAGTCCGCCCCGAACGCGTTTCACATGAAGGAATGACATGCCCAGAGGTGGTTATCGGCCCGGCGCAGGGCGACCCAAGGGGGCAAGTACTGGTGTCGGCCCGGCGGCTGCGGCCACCACCGTCGCGGAAGTGACGGTCGAGGCAGCGAAGAAGCTGATGTCGCCGCTGGACTACATGCTGAAGGTGATCAACGACCCCCACGCCGACTCCGATCGGCGCGACCGGATCGCGATCGCCGCCGCTCCGTTCTGCCACGCGCGCAAGGAGGCAGTCGGAGCCGGGAAGAAGGAGGAGCGTGCGACGGTGGCACGCGAGACTGCGGAGACCAGCAAGTTCTCCGCGTCGCGTCCGCCTCGCCTGATCGTGAACAACTGAGATGGCTCGACGCTCGCGCGCAACGGCGAGCCCCCCGAGCCAGCCAGTCTGGACGACAGCCTGCCCAGACTGGGAAGACCGCATCGTCCGCGGTCAGTCACTGGTCCCAGTCAAGCCGCTCTTCCCTGCTGAAGCCAAGGAAGCACTCGACATCTTCGGCGACCTGTCGATCGTCGACGCGCCGGGTTCGCCGTTGATCTCGCAGGCGTGCAAGCCGTGGGTATTTGATTTTGCCGGCGCGGTGTTCGGCTCGAACGATGTCGATGCCGGTCGTCGCCTGATCAACAACTTCTTCCTGCTGATCTCGAAGAAGAACTGGAAGTCCGGTCTCGCCGCCGCAATCATGCTGACGGCGCTGATCCGCAACTGGCGCAGGAGCGCGGAGTTCCTCATCGTCGCGCCGACCGTCGAGGTCGCGAACAACAGCTTCTTCCCGGCGCGCGACATGGTGCGCCACGACCCCGTGCTGTCGAAGATGTTCCACATTCAGGATCACCTTCGCATGATCACGCACGTCGGCAAGGGCGCGTACCTGAAGATCATCGCCGCCGACAACGAAGCGGTGTCGGGCAAGAAGGCGAGCGGCGTGCTGATCGATGAGCTATGGATCTTCGGCAAGCGGCCGAACGCAGAGAACATCCTTCGTGAAGCTACCGGCGGGCTGGCAAGCAGACCCGAAGGCTTCGTCATCTTCCTATCCACACAGTCTGACGAACCACCCGCCGGTGTCTTCCGTAGCAAGCTGATGTACGCGCGCAAGGTGCGCGACGGAGTGATCGAGGACAAGAAGTTCCTGCCTGTGTTGTATGAGTTTCCGCAGCGGATGCTCGACGACAAGGCATATCTGGACCCGGCGATGCTGAAGCTGACCAACCCGAATCTGGGTGCCAGCGTCGACGAAGAGTATCTGCGTCAGGAACTGATGCAGGCGCAGGAGGCCGGCGGCGAATCGCTGGCGGGCTTCCTTGCCAAGCACGCCAACGTCGAGATCGGCCTGTCGTTGCGCAGCGACAGGTGGCTTGGTGTCGACTTCTGGGAACGCAACGCAGTCACGGGGCTGACGCTCGATGCAGTGATCGATCGCAGCGACGTGCTGACGGCAGGCATCGACGGCGGCGGCCGCGACGACCTGTTCGGTCTGGCGGTCCTTGGGCGTGATGCGGTGACGGGGGAGTGGCTTCACTGGGGTCATGCATGGGTCCACTCTTCCTCGCTCGAACGGAACAAGGCAGTTGCTCCACGCTTCCGCGATTTCGCGGCGCAGGGCGACCTGACGATTGTGGAGGGGCAGGAGGAGGACGTTGATGGTGTCGTCGACATCATCAAGCGGTGCGATGCCAGCGGGAAGCTCGACAAGATCGGCGTTGACCAGATCGGCATAGGGGCAGTGCTGCAGGCGCTGTTCGACGCCGGGATCGACGAAGGTCGTCTGGTGGGCATCCCGCAAGGCTGGAGGTTGATGGGCGCCATCAAGACGGCGGAACGCAAGCTGACCGACGGACTGCTCAAGCACGGCGGCAGTCCGTTGATCGGGTGGTCGTGCAGCAACTGCCGCGTCGAACCGCGCGGCAATGCAATCACCATCAACAAGGCGATCAGCGGCACCGGGAAGATCGACCCGATGATGGCGCTGTTCAACGCGATCGAACTCATGTCGCGCAACCCGGCGCCCAAGGGGGCGTTGGTCAACGATGACCTCCTGATACTGTGAAAATCTTCGGATTCAACATCAGCCGCAAGGATTCGGGCGAATCGATCGACGTGGTATTGCGTCGGTTGATCTCCGCTGCCGAATCCTCATCCGGCATCACCGTGACTCCAGACAATTGCGAGGAGTCGCCGACCGTGCAGGCGATCGTCAATGCGATCAGCATGCATTTCTCCGCGCTTCCGGTGCAGTTGTTCAGGAAGGGGGAGAGCATGGGGCGAGAGACCAAGGAGCCCCTGCCGAACCATCCGGTAGCAAGACTGCTGCGCAGGCCGAACCAGTGGCAAACACAGTCGGAGTTTTTCGGCGACGCAGCCGCCACTTTGGTGAAGCACGGACGGTTCGTGGCGATCAAGACGCAGGGTGTGACTGGCCCGATCCGCTATCTGGTGCCGGTCGACCCGCTGTCGGTGCAGATCAACCAAAGCGACAACTACGACTTGCGGTATCGCATCACGACGGCTGGTGGCGCGCAGCGCGACTATGAGCCGTGGGAAGTGCATTACGTGCGCTCGCGCTCGACGGACTTCATCACGGGCGACTCTCCGGTGTGGAAGGCGCGCGAGGCGATCGCACTGGAGATCGCGGCGCAGAAGTTCGGTGCCGAGTTTTTCGGTAACGGGGCGATGCCCGGGCTCATCTTCAAGTACGCGGAGAATTTCCGCGGACACACGTCGAAGGAACAGCGCGACAAGTTCGTCGAGTCGTTTCAGGATGCGTACGGCACGCGCAAGCGGTTCCGTGCGTTGCTGCTGCCGTTCGGCATCGGCGAGGCGTCGAAGCTCGACGTGGACAACGAATCGATGCAATTCCTCGAGACCCGCAAGCTGCAGCGGAACATCATCGCGGGCGCGTTCGGCGTGCCGCCGCATCTGGTCGGTGATCTTGAGCGCGGGACGTTCAGCAACATCGAGCACCAGAGTCAAGAGTTCCTGAACAAGGTGATCCTGCCGTACGCGCGCCTGTTCGAGCAGGCGATGGAGCGCGACCTGTTGACCGACGACGACCGTCGTGGCGGCGTCGTGGTCCGTTTCAACCTCGATGCGATCCAGCGGGCCGACTTCAAGACACGACAGGAGGGTCTGACCCTCCAACGCACCGCTGGTGTGATCTCGCCGAATGAGTGGCGTGAGCGCGAGGGCATGAATCCGCTGTCGGAGGAAGACGGCGGCAACTCCTATTGGCAACAAGGTCCGTCCGGTCAGTCGGGCCAGAAAGAAGAGGTCGACGATGCTGCAGAGAAACCTGACGCTGGAAGTCAAGACGGTCAGCGGTAACCAGTTCACTGGTTACGGAAGCGTGTTCGGCAACGTCGACTACGGTGGCGACGTTGTTCTGCCCGGGGCGTTCCGCAAGACGCTGAAGAGGCATCGCGACGAAGGCACCATGCCGGCGATGTTCTGGATGCACAAGGCGGATGAGGTGCCCGGTGCGTGGATCGACATGAAGGAAGACAAGGGCGGCCTGTACGTGCACGGCGAGGTGCTGGACACCACGCTCGGCCGCGACGTGAAGATCCTGCTGGAGAAGAAGGCTGTCCGCGGCCTGTCGATCGGCTACCGGCCGGTCGAGACAGACTGGCGTGACGACGGTGTGCGCCTGCTGAAGGAGGTTGACCTGTTCGAGGTCAGCATCGTCAGTCTGGCAATGAATCCGCTGGCGAAGATCGAGGCAATGAAGGCTCGGTTGTCGCAAGAGGGTGAGTACGTCCCGAGCGAGCGCGAGTTCGAGCAGTTGCTCCGTCGCGCGGGGTGTTCTCAACGCGTTTCGCGGGCGTTGATCGCGAAAATGTTTGACGGCGAGGGCGTGGCGGATGGGACGTTCGCTAGCTCCCACTGGGACGGTGGTGCCGAAGACGATGAAGCAAAGCAGATCGCGGAAGCACTGGAGTCGTTGAACGGATCGATGTTCGCGGCTTCGCTGAAGCGGGTTTTCTAATCCATTTTCTACAGGGAATAGACGACATGTCATCCTTTACCGAAATTAAAGCGGCGATCGACCAGACCGCCACCGCGTTCGCTGAATTCAAGAAGGCGAACGATGAGCGGCTCGAAGCTCTCGCCAACGGCAACACGTCGCGGGCGACCGAACTGGAAGCCAAGCTCGCCAAGATCGAAGCCGACATCACCACGTCGGTGAAAGAGCGCGATGCGAAAGAGCGCGAGATGCAGTTCCTGCGCGAGCGTGTCGAGGAACTCGAAGCCAAGTCCAAGCTCCCGGGCCGCACCGCCCGGCAGAAGGTCGAGGATGAGTACAAGGTGGCGTTTGAAGGCTGGGTCCGTGGCCGCGGCCAGTCGCCCGAGCACGAGACCAAGATGCTGGAACTGCAGCGCAAGGCAGCGGAGCAGTTCAAGGACATCACGATCGGCACGGCGGCTGCGGGTGGCTACGCTGTTCCCGAGGAGATCAGCCGCGAGATCGAGAAGCTCGAACTGAAATTCTCGCCTGTCCGTTCGCTGGTCAAGGTCGTCCGCGCGGGTTCGTCCGACTACAAGGAACTGGTCGCCATCAACGGTTCGACCGGCGGGTGGATCGGCGAGACCGGCACGCGTTCGGCAACCAACACGCCGACGCTGCGCGAGGTCACCCCGACGCACGGTGAGCTTTACGCTTACCCGCAGGTGTCGGAGTGGTCGCTCGACGACATCTTCTTCAACGTCGAGGCGTGGCTGTCTGAGTCGGTCGCGGAAACCTTCGCGATCGCCGAGGCAACTTCGGCGCTGACGGGCAACGGTACGTCGCAACTGACCGGCATGCTGAACAGCGCGCCGACAGCGGTGACCGATGAGGCCGGTTCCCGTGCTGCCGCGGTCTATGAGTTCGTCGCCAACGTCGATGCCGGGCTGGCCCTGCTGCCCGACAAGATCATCGACCTGTCGTACAAGGTCAATTCGCGCTACCGCGCGAACGCGACGTGGGTGATGAACAGCAACACCGCTGCGGCGCTGCGCAAGCTGAAGGACAGCACCAACCAGTACCTGTGGCAACCGGGTCTGCAGGCCGGGATTCCCGACCAGTTGCTCGGCAAGCCGATCTCGATCTGGGAGCAGATGGCGGACATCGCCAACAACGCCCACCCGATCGCCTTCGGTGACTTCCGCCGCGGCTATGTGCTGGCTGACCGGGTTGGCCTGCGTGTGACGCGCGACAACGTCACCAACGTCGGCTTCGTGCGTTTCTACGTGCGTCGTCGCGAGGGTGGCATCGTGCTGAACAACAACGCGATCAAGTGGCTGAAAACGACCACCGCTTAATCGTGGCTTGGTGATCCCGGGGCGCCTGCTTCGGCGGGCGCCCCGCTACGGAGGAAGACGGCATGAAGATCCGCATCCCAGAGTCTGTTGGAACGTGGCGATCGCCGACAGGCCAGCTTTATCACTTCGGCACGTACGACATTCCACGGGACATGCCGGAAGAGGTCGCTCAGTTGGTTCTCGCCGATGGTGCCGCAGAGAGGGTCGAGGCGCCGAAGCAGGACAAGAAGCTCGCTCAGAAATGATTCGAGCTTTCATCGGATAGTTTTTTCTCGGGTCAGAGGAGTTTCTAATGGACAACGGCAAAGGCAAGCTCGGCATGACGGCACATGCCGCTATGGTTGGGCGCGGGCTCACCGAAATGGTGGCGCGTGCGGCGCACTTCAGCTACCGCTTCGAGTACATGCGCAACGGGGTTCTGCTCGATGTGTGGACCGCTGAAAATCTGGTCACCACCGAAGGCGGCATCGACCTGCTGAACAAGTACTTCAAGGGCAGCGGCTACACCGCGGCGTGGTATCTCGGTCTGATCTCTGGCGCCAGCTACACCAGCGGCCCGGCGATCACCGACACCGCGGCGAACCTGTCTGGCGTCGGCAATAGCTGGGCCGAGTGCTCGGCTACGTACGCGCCGAACTACACGACACCCGCAAGCACGAACCGCGCGGCGCTGACGTTCGGTACGCCTACCGGCACCGATCCGGTCTCGCTGTCGCCTTCGGCGGCCGTCAACTTCGTGTTCGGCGGCGCCGGCACGGTGAAGGGTGCGTTCATCGCCGCGGGTTCCACACGCCTGTCGACGACCGCCCCGCTGTATTCGGCGGCGCTGTTCACTGGCGGCGACAAGACGATTTCGCAGGCTGGTGACGAACTGAACGTCACCGTTACCGCGAAGTTCGATCTGGTCTACACACCGTAGTAAATGTTCGGGCGTGTTCTCCTGTTCGCATACCTCTGCGCGGCTGGCTCACTCCTTTGGCTGGGGTGGGCCGCCGTGCAGACGGTTGCGCGCGGACAGGCGCGCCACCCACCCCGCTTTCTCGGCGATCCAGCCGAGGAGGGGTTCACCGTCAACAACTGCTTCTTCTGGGGCTTGTGGCGATTCCTCAACGAAGGGGGCACCTTCTACATCACTTCGTCGCCGCGCCTGCCGGTGTGGCGTGCGGAGTGGTCGCCGCCGCGCTCGCATCAGCGGTGGCACTTCGATCCAGCTTATCCGCGTCGAGGCGTGCGCGGCATCTGGCATACGTTCTGGCATCTCGGTAAACCAAAGGTGACGCATGACACCCGCACAACTCACGGCATTGAAAGCCGACATTCAAGGTAACGGCACGCTCGCGGCACTCATGGCGGCGGGCAACATCGGTCAGGTGGTCGCTTACTACAACGCGCCCGCCGATCCCGCGTTCTACGTTTGGCGCACTAGCGTGTCGCGCAGCGAGATGCACTCGGCATACGTCTGGACGGAGATGGACGGGTTCAACAACGTGGCGAAGCAGTTCCAGTTCAGGTTGCTGATCGACGAAGGGCAGATCAACCCGTCGCTCGCTAACGTCCGCACCGGACTGCAAGACATCTTCACCGGGGCAGGGTTCGCTGGCACCCGCGCCGCGATGATTGCCCTGTGCTCGCGCACCGCGCTCAACGTCGAGAAGTTGTTTGCGACGGGCGGCACCGGGGCGGACGCGGCGAACTCCGCGACGATGGGCCGTGAAGGAACCCTGTCGCAAGCCGACATCGAATACGCGATGGCTTCGTAGGAGCAATCATGGCACTCAACTACTCGACCAAATCGACGCTCGCCTGCACTTCGTTCAACTCATTGGCGAGCAGCACGACGACCCTCGTTGCTTCGTCGGCGGTTGCAACCACCGACACCAGCAACAACGTGGTCGATGCCATCGTGCAGATCAAGATTGCCGGGGCGGCGCACACGCCGAGCGCGACGACGAACTGGTTGTTCTGGGTTGTCGGCAGCATGGACGGCACCTCGTTCGCCGGGGCGCAATCGGGCACGGTTGAAGACTTCAATGACGGTGATGCTTCGGAGGCAATCGACGTTGACGGCAACAACATGAACTTTCTCGGTGCGCTTCACATGCACACCGCGAGCGTGGACATGCTGTCCAAGCCGTTCAGCATCGCCGCCGCGTTCGGTGGGGTGATGCCTGCGGAATGGGCGATCATCGCGCAGAACCAGACCGGCACCAACGCCGCGTCGAGCGGGCATGAGGTCGGCTACAGGTACGTGTACTTCAACTGAGCGTGAGTCGTGGCCGCAAATTACGTCTACGACTTTCAGGGGGATAGGGTATCTAGCACCCCGCTGGGTTGGACGACCAGAGGAAGTGTGAGCGGCGCGTCTTGGCAAGCATATAAGCACGCCGATTTCCTCAACCCATACACAGGGGCGCCAGAGGTTTCTTTGCGTGAGGCTCAGGCCGGGTCGAACGCAAATCGTTGTTGTTCGTGTGATGTAGCCTCAAACGACGCTGAAAGCGCGGATGTCGAATTTCTGATCGCGTTTAGCTACAGCGTCGCTATGGCGGAGTGCAGGGCGCGTTATTCAGAAGATGGGTCGCTAAACGAGACTTGCTATGCGGCTCGGTTTGCTTCTAATGAACTGCGCATATCGAGGTACGACGCCTCGACTCCGACAGACCTCGCGTCCATTTCAATACCCGCCACATCAACGAAAGACAAGATATGGGTGCGCTTTCGGGTCAACGGTCAATCGTTGTCGGCAAAGACATGGAGAAACCACGAAACTGAGCCGTTCAATTGGATGATTACGGCGACGGACGCGACGATCTCTGCTGGCACGGCAGGAATGAGCGTTGCGGTTGGCGTGCGGAACGCAAACTCTCCGCACGCTGTGTACTTCCACATCGTCGCCATCGCCACGGGCGGGCAGTCGGCGCGGCTTGTTGAGCCGCAGCGTGTCACCGCGCCTTGGGTGCATCTGCCGGGACGGTGGGCGAGACAGCCGCAGTACATCCCTAGGCTTTCGTCGGTCTACGGAAGGCCCCTGTTTGCCTATCACCCGCTGGCGCGTGGTGTTGATCTTGCTAATCGACTGCCCATTACAAATGACACATCCG